TGCAGAGAAACCTGGATATTCTAAATTCGGATCCTATACCGGGAACGGCAATATAGACGGCCCATTTGCTTACACCGGATTTAAACCGAATTTCATAATGTTAAAAAATACAGTTGATAGTGGAGATAACTGGACTATTTACGATAGTTCAAGAGACCCGAACAATAAATCAGAAAATTTATTATTTGCTAACAGTAACTCAACTGAAGCAGATGGAAATTTTATGGATATTTTATCCAATGGTTTTAAACAAAGAAATACATCAAATGGAAATAATGGTAATGGAGATAAACTTATTTACATGGCATTTGGCCAGAGTATAGTAGGTAGTAATAACGTTCCGGCGACGGCGAAGTAGTTAAAAAGAGGATAAATAGAATTATGGCACAACCAACAACTAGAGAAACATTAAAAGACTATGCTTTAAGAGCATTAGGTCAACCTGTTATAGAAATTAACGTTGATAATGATCAACTAGAAGATAGACTAGATGAAGCTTTACAGTTCTATTCTCAATATCATTATGACGCTATTAGAAGAACATATTTAAAGTATCAATATACACAAGCAGATTACGACAGAGTTACTGCTAATGCAAGTGAATCTATAACTAAAGAAGGAGTAACTACTTCTTGGAAAGAAAGTCAAAATTTTATAGTTGTTCCTGAAACTGTTATTGCAGTTACAAATATTTTTCCTTTTTCAAGTAAAGGTACTCTTAATTTATTTGATGTAAGATACCAAATGAGATTAAATGATCTATATGATTTTTCTTCAACATCGGTAGTTAACTATGATCTCGTAATGAGACAATTAGATTTTTTAGATCATATTTTAGTTGGTGAAAAACCTTTAAGATTTAACATAAACGATAACAGACTATACATTGATATGGATTGGAAAAACGATTTACAAGTTGGTGAATTTCTTGTAATAGACTGTTACAGAAAATTAGATCCAGCAACTCATACAGACGTATTCAATGACCAATGGTTAAAAAGATATGTAGTTGCTTTATTTAAAAAACAATGGGGAGCAAACCTATCTAAATTTAATGGTGTTACTATGATTGGTGGTGTCTCACTTAACGGACAACAATTGTATTCAGAGGCAATCACAGACGTTGATAAACTAGAAACAGAAATTAGAAACGCATTTGAAATAGCCCCAGCATTTTTAATAGGTTAAACTTATGGTAATAATGAATCCATATTTTCAGCACGGAGATGGCATCGGTAATTCTGCCGAGAAATACCTGTATGAAGATTTAATCATAGAAGGACTAAAAATATATGGTAACTTAATCTACTATATGCCAAGAGAAATGGTAAATAGAGATTTAGTTTTAGGTGAAGATGTAAGTAGTAATTTTAAAAACGCATTACCAATAGAAATGTATTTTGAAACTACTGAAGGATTTGCAGGTCAACAAGAGTTAATTAATAAATTCGGATTAGAAATAAGAGAAGATACAACACTAGTTGTTTCTAAAAGAAGATTCCATAATAAAATTGATACTAGAGTTGCATTAGGAACACCAGGCAGACCTAACGAAGGAGATATATTATTCTTTCCTTTGATGAACAGTTTTTTTGAAATTCAATTTGTAGAAGATCAGGAACCTTTCTTTCAATTAGGAAGTTTACCTGTTTATAAATTAAGAGTAACACGTTGGGAATATGCAAATGAATCAATTGATACAGGTATAAAAGATATTGATAAGAGAGAAGGAGAAAATTCTGTTAATCTATTAGTAGACAGAATACCTTTAGAAGATGATCTAGGTTCATTAAGATTAGAGACAGATGATATTTCTTCAGGTAATGCTAACTTCTTATTGAACGAAGAATACAACGCAGCTACAACAACAGTACAGACTCAATCCGACTATGCACAGAATTTAGATTTAGATACGGCTGCCGGATTTGATACTGAATCAGTAACAGACGATGTACTAGATTTCACAGAAAGAAATCCATTTGGGGAGGTAGACATTTAATGGAAAGAGATAGACATAGACAATTGCGTGAACACGCCAATAAAGTTCAAAGAGAAAAAAAAGAAATGGAACTATCAAGAAATTTAAAAAAAGAAGTAGTTTCTGGTGCTAATGGCACACAAGATTATATAATTAAAGAAGGACCTAATAAAGGTAAAATAGCAGATAAAGGACAATAATGTTTGGAACACCGTTTTATAACGAAGGATTAAGAAAGATCATTATCTCTTTTGGACAATTGTTTAACAACATTGTTATAGAGAATAAGAGTAGTGACGGTGCTATATTGAAAAGAATAAAAGTACCTTTAGCATATGCACCTAAAGAAAAGTTTTTAGTTCGTTTAGATGAACAAGCAAATTTAGAAGATAGATCAATGGCAATTACATTGCCTAGAATAGGTTTTGAAATATCAGGATTACAATATGATCCTGCAAGAAAATTAACAAGAGTACAAAAATTTATGAAGCCTTCGGTTGATTTAAGTAGAGCCGAGTCAAGTGCTTTACTAGATAAAGTATTTTTAGAAGATGACACTGGTTCTGTTTTACTTGAACAAACAAATAAGATTACAGGTAACGCAGAATATGTATTGAACGAAACGGCAAACCCAACAAGTAAGTCAACTAAAAAAAATAGTTATAACTATGTTCCTGTTCCTTACAATATTAGTTTAAACGTCTATGCCTTTACAGCAACTGCTGAAAATGGTTTACAAATTATAGAACAAATACTACCTTTCTTTCAACCTGATTATACAGTTACAGTAAATGTACTACCACAATTAGGTATTAAAAGAGACGTACCAATAATTCTTAACTCTATTAACTATGAAGACAGTTATTCAGGTGACTTTACTTCACGTAGAGCAGTTATATACACAATGAATTTTACTGCCAAAACATACTTGTTCGGTCCTACGACTAGTCAAGGTGTTATTAAAACAGTACAAGCAGACTTATATACAGATAGTGATCCGGCAACTGCTAAGAGAGAAGAAAGAATAGTAATTCAACCAAATCCATTATCGGCTGACGCTAATGATGATTTTGGATTTACAACAACAATAACAAACTTTACAGATGGAAAAAAATATAACCCAACAACTGATAGTGATGAATAATTATGACAAAATTAGAAGACAAGGTTAACGACATACTAGGAATTGAATCATCTTCTACAGAAATTGTAGAGAAGAAAGAATTTACACCAGTTGTACCTAGAGTTGAAGATAAAAATAAAGAAGATATAGATAACGACTACAAATACAGTAGAGAAAGTTATTTCAATTTAATAGAAAAAGGTCAAGAAGCTATTCAAGGCATATTAGATATTGCAGCTGAGGGTCAACACCCTAGAGCATATGAAGTTGTAGGTCAATTAATAGGTCAAGTAGGTGGAACAGTTGATAAACTACAAGACTTACAAAAGAAACTTAAAGACCTTAAAGAGGTACCTAAAAGTGCCACGTCTAATATTAAAAATGCATTGTTTGTAGGTTCAACTGCTGAATTACAAAAGATGTTAAAAGGAGATCATGTTGAAACTGTTGAAAGCAAAAACATCACACCCGAAAAAGATAGTACTAAAGATAAGTGATTTAACTTATCTTAAATCTCACGGCGTACCATTAAAAGAATTATTAGAGGGTCAAGAATTGGTTGATCCTATACAAGTTAATAAACATAAAATAAGTCCAGTTACTAGATACGGAGTTAACGGAAACATATATATGGAAAAGGAGTGGAGTGTACATAAAGGTAATCAAAGAGTGAAAGCTGCAATACAATTAGGTTACACACACATAGAGGCAATAGTAATAAATGAGTGACGCATATTTAGGAAACCCAAATTTAAAAAAGATTAACACACCTGTTGATTTTTCTAGAGATCAGATAGTAGAATACCAAAAGTGTGCCGGTAATCCTGTATACTTTATGGAAAAATATATACAGATCGTATCACTTGATGAGGGTCTAGTACCATTTAAGATGTATCCTTTTCAGAGAGATATTGTAAAGACCATACATGATAATAGATTTACTATATGTAAACTACCGAGACAATCAGGAAAATCTACAACAACTATTTCTTATCTATTGCATTATGCATTATTTAATCCAAACTCTAACATAGCCATACTTGCAAACAAAAGTTCTACTGCTAGAGATATATTAGGTAGACTGCAACTTGCATATGAGAACTTACCAAAATGGTTACAACAAGGTGTAATAAACTGGAACAAAGGTAATATAGAGTTAGAAAATAAATCTACCATTGTTGCAGCCGCCACTTCTTCAAGTGCTATTCGGGGTGGTTCATTTAATATTATTTTTCTTGATGAGTTTGCTTTCGTACCTACTAACATTGCCGAAATGTTTTTTAGTTCAGTTTATCCTACAATTTCTGCTGGTACAAAAACTAAAATGATTATAGTATCCACACCTTATGGTATGAACATGTACTATAAACTTTGGACAGACGCAATTAATAAAAAAAATGATTACATTCCTATGGAAGTACATTGGAGTGAAGTACCAGGCCGTGATGAAAAATGGAAAGAACAAACAATACGTAACACAAGTGAGGAACAATTTCAACAAGAGTTTGAGTGTGAGTTTTTAGGTTCTGTAAATACATTAATATCGGCATCAAAAATTAAATCAACACCTTACATATCACCTTTAAAGTCGGCTCAAGGTGTGGATATATTTGAAGAGCCTATTAAAGGACATACCTATCTTGCTACAGTAGATGTTTCAAGAGGAGTTGATAAAGACTTTTCTGCCTTTATTGTATTTGATGTTACAAGTATGCCTTATAAGATTGTATGTAAATATAAGAGTAACGAAATTAAACCTTTTGTCTTTCCTAATATAATATCTAAAGTATGTAAAGGATATAATGAAGCACATATACTAACAGAGGTTAATGATATAGGTCAGCAAGTTGCAGAAGCTTTACAATACGAAATTGAATATGGTAACATATTGATGACTACTCAAAAGGGTCGTGCTGGACAAATACTAGGTGCAATGTATAGTGGTAGAGGATCATCTTTAGGTGTTCGTATGACCAAGGCAACCAAAAGAATAGGTTGTTCCAATATTAAGACATTAATAGAGGGCGACAAGGTTGTCATTAATGATTTCAATATTATTCAGGAGATGTCTACTTTTACTAAAAGAGGTCAAAGTTGGCAGGCAGAGGACGGCTCACATGACGATTTAATGATGTGTCTAGTCATATTTGGTTGGTTATCTAATCAACCTTATTTCAAAGAATTGACTAATACCAACGCTAGAGAACGTATGTATGAAGAACAAAAGAACTTAATTGAACAGGATATGGCGCCATTTGGCTTCGTTGATAATGGTGTTGATGATCCTGAAAATGACGCAGAAACCGTAGATGAATATGGAACTAGATGGTTTCCTGTGTCCAGAAAAGGTCAGTAAATACGTAAGTTAACATCTTTATAAATAGATGTAACTGATAAGTTTAAATATGGGCGTATTAATAATACGAGTTGTGAAATATAATATTAATAAATTAGCTAATTAAGAGGAGAATAACCTATGGCATTTCAAGTATCACCAGGCGTTCTCGTTCAGGAAAAAGATTTAACAAGAATCATTCCTGCTGTATCAACATCTATAGGCGCATTTGCTGGCGAGTTCAGAAAAGGTCCTTTAGATCAAGTTACATCAATCTCTAGTGAGCAAGAGTTAGTACAAGTTTTTGGTAAACCAGATAATTCAAATTTTGAGGATTTCTTTACACCAGCAAACTTCTTACAATACTCTAACGCTTTAAGAGTTGTACGAGCACAAAACACAGGTGTTTCAAACGCTACCGTATCAGGTAGTTTGTTTGTAATAAAGAACACACAAGACTATCAAGACAATTGGTCAACAGGATCAGCAACAGTTGGAGAATGGGCAGCTAGAACTGCAGGAGCATGGGGTAATACCTTAAAAGTTTCTGTATGTCACAGCGCAACAGGTTTCCAAGAAGACGCAAAGACAACATTAAATGACTCTGCTATGGCAGTTGGTCATACAACAGTAACAGTAACATCTGGAACAGGTATTGCAGTTGGAGATATTTTAGAATTTTCAAAAACAGCAGCTGGAACAGATTACGATGGTTACAAATACAGAGTAACAGGTGTAGCAACTAACGATATAACTTTCGTTAGATCAGACACAGGTCAAGGTGGTTTACACCAAGTACCTGCTGATGGTGCAAACGTTAAAAGACTTTGGGAATATTTTGATGCAGTATCAAGTGCTCCTGGAACATCTCCTCACGCAACAGCGAGATTAGGTGTTAATGACGAAATGCATATTGTAGTAGTAGACGAAGATGGTCTTATTACAGGAACTCGTGGCGAAGTGTTAGAAGTATTTGATAAAGTTTCAAAAGCTTCAGACGCTAAATCTCCACAAGGTGACACTAATTACTATGCAGATGTAATTTACAATAAATCAAGTTACATTTATTGGACAGATCACCACGCTTCAGGATCAAACCATGGTTCAGCGGCTGCAGGCATAACGTTCTCAGCAGTTGATACTATTAAAACTGATTCATTACAAGCAGGTGCTGACGGTTCAACAGCAACTACAGGACAGAAAAAAACAGCATACGAAATGTTTGAAGATTCTGAAACAGTAGATGTTGGCCTAATCATGGGTGGTAAATGTGACGCTACACACGTAGACGACTTAATATCATTAGCAGAAAAAAGAAAAGACGCTATCGCATTCGTATCTCCTCAGAGATCAGATGTAGCTGGTGTTGCTTCTTCTATTACGCAAACACAAAATGTTTTAGCATTTTGCAATGGTATTAGATCATCATCATACGTGATGATAGACAGTGGTTACAAATATATGTACGACAGATATAATGACGTATATAGATATGTTCCATTAAATGGAGACATTGCAGGTCTAGCAGCTAGAACTGATTTAATTGCAGACAGTTGGTTTTCACCGGCTGGATATAACAGAGGTGTTATAAGAGGCGCAGTTAAATTAGCATACAATCCTAAAAAATCTCAAAGAGATGAGTTATACAAAGCTCGTGTTAATCCTGTGGTAACATTCCCAGGTCAAGGCACAATTCTTTTTGGTGACAAAACAGGATTATCAGCTCCGAGTGCTTTTGATAGAATAAACGTAAGAAGATTGTTTATTGTATTAGAAAAAGCGATTGCTACTGCTTCTAAATTTCAACTTTTTGAGTTCAATGATGAATTTACAAGAGCAAACTTTAGAAACATAGTTGAACCTTTTTTAAGAGAAGTACAAGGTAGACGTGGTATCACAGACTTTTTAGTAGTATGTGACGAATCAAATAACACAGGTGAAGTAATTGATAGAAATGAGTTTATTGCTGAGATATTTATCAAACCAGCAAGAAGTATCAACTTTATTACATTACAATTCATCGCAACACGAACCGGCGTTTCTTTTGAAGAAGTCGCAGGCGGTTAATTAGCAGAGGAGAAATAAAAAATGGCAAACATTAATGACTTCAAAGCTAAACTTGCAGGCGGTGGCGCAAGAGCCAATCAGTTTAAGGTTACAATGCCTTTCCCTGGTTACGCACAAGTTGGTGGAGAAATAGAAGACTTAGCGTTTCTATGTACAGCTACATCTATTCCTGGAATGACGATATCAAATATCAACGTTCCTTTTAGAGGTAGAGCAATTAAAATTGCAGGCGATAGAACAATAGCGAGTTGGTCAATTACAGTACTAAACGATACAAACTTCAAAATCAGAAATGCTTTTGAAAGATGGCAGAATGGTATTAATAATATGACTGATAACGAGGGATTAACTAATCCAGTTGATTACCAAGTAGACGCTTTTGTTGATCATCTTGACAGAAACGGTAACAACGTTAAATCGTATACTTTGAGAGGATTATTTCCTACAGAGATTACTGGTATTGACTTATCTTACAGTGAAACAACAGAAATAGAAACTTTTGGTGTTACATTTGAGTACCAATACTTTGAAACAAATACTACAACGTAATATAGATTTAGAGGGCGGCCTTAAAACCGCCCTTTTAAAACTATTATAAGTAGTAGTAGAAATAAGGAGATTAAATTATGGCAGAGTTTTTTGGATTT